TTGATGGTCAGTATACTTTACTTGAACAACACTGCTATTTAGATATTGAAGATTTAGAAGATGATACAAATCTAACTCTTCCGTATATTGTAACAATTGATATGGATAGCAGAGCAGTTCTCTCAATTCGTCGTAACTATGATCCTGATGATCCACAACGGAAAAAGAAACTATTCTTTACGCACTATCGTTTTGTTCCTGCATTGGGATTTTACGGTATCGGTTATATTCATATGTTGGGTAACTTAACTGCATCTGCAACATCAGCAATGCGTAGTCTACTTGATGCAGGTCAGTTTGCTAACCTACCAGCTGGTTTCCGTGCTAAAGGTGTTCGTATCACTGGTGATAATGATCCTATAGCTCCCGGCGAGTTTAAAGAAGTTGAAGCAACTGGAATGGACCTTTCAAAGTCAATTGTTCCATTGCCATACAAAGAACCATCACAAACTCTTTTTGCTATGCTTCAGTTTGTAGCATCAACTGGGCAGAAGTTTGCAGATAACACAGAACAAGTAATTAGTGATGCAGCTTCTTATGGTCCAGTAGGGACTACAATGGCATTGCTAGAAGCTTCAAGTAAGTTTTTCTCTGCAATCCATAAGCGTCTACATCATGCTCAACGTGAAGAGCTTAAAATTCTAGCTCGAATTAACTATGAGTCAATGCCTGTTGACTATCCGTTTAAGATGGCAGGGGATGAGATTCAAGTCTTACGTAAAGACTTTGATGGTCGTATTGATATTCTTCCTGTATCTGATCCTAACATTCCATCTTCAGCGCATCGTATGATGATGGCACAAATGGCATTACAGATGGCTCAACAAGCGCCACCGGGAATGTATAATACTGAAGAGCTACATAAAACTATTTTGAAAGCGGCTCATATTCCTAATCTAGATTTAATTATTCCATCTAAGCCCCAGCCGCAACCTCTTGATCCTGTCTCTGATATCTTAGCCGCATCTAAAGGAATAGCTATTCGTGCTTTTGCAGGACAGGATCATGATGCTCATGTCCAAGTTAAAATGGCTTACATGCAAGACCCTGCTAATGGAGCAAATCCAATTATGCAGCGTATTGTTCCAATCTTGTCTTCTAACATTCAAGAGCATTCGGTAATGAAGTATCAAGAACAAATGAATGGTGTAACTCAACAGATGCTACAGGGGCAAGAAAACGTCTCTCCACAAGCTGTAGAGCAAGCTATGATACAAGCTGCCCAAAAAGTGCTAGTTGCTAACCAGCAAGCTGCTAAAGGCCCACAAACACCAGAAGAGCAAATGGTTATGATGGAAGGTCGTCGTATTGATCTTGAAGAGCGTAAACTTCAAGTTCAAATGGCTAAAGATAATTCTCAAAGTATACTTAAAGATCGTCAACTTCAATCTCAAATGGCTAAAGAAAATGCTGAAAGTACTCTTAAAAACCGTGAGCTTGATATTAAAGAACGTGAACTTGCTTTGGAAGCCTACATTGAAGGTGCAACTAACTTAATGAAAGCTGAAGAAAATGATAAAGATCGTCAGCTTAAACAAATCCAAGAAGCTCTGAAAATGTTAAGTGAGTTAGCTAAACAAGATAAAACAATTGACTTGCAAAAAGGTATGGCAGTCTTTAAACTAATGGAAGATGAACTTAAAGATGTTCGTAAAGCTGCTTTAACAAATAATTCTTAAAAGGAGAATATTTAAAATGGAATATAAATCAAATGGAACGGGTTGTGGGGATACTGCTAAAATTCCTACAGACCAATTTACAGTGCGAGCTAACAAAGGTGTTCTAAATAATTTTGATAAGTCTTCTTATCAGGTTCCTACATCTTCAAAAGGTAGCTCCTCTAAATAAGGAATTAAACTTTGATATTAACGACTGACATCCGTAGAGGTGTTGAAGAAAAAATTAAAGATGTAAAAAATTCGCTTGCATCAGGCTCCGCTTCAGATTATCCTGAGTATCGGTACATCGTAGGCTACTTAGCTGGTCTTACAGATGGTGCTGATATTTCCGTCGAAATATTAAATCGACGTTTAAAAATTGATAACGATGAAGAGGATTTTAAATAAAACAATGCAACATCAAACAATGAGCAAAGCATTAAAAAATGACGAATGGATTGCAGATATTGACGTACCTGATCCTAAAGTACTTCCGAAACTAACTGGTTTTCATGTTCTAGTAAGACCAGTTTCAGTTAAACGCCAAACTAAAGGTGGGATTATCCTACCTGATTCAACTCGTGATGATATCGCATACCTTACAACAGTAGGGCGAGTTGTGGCTTTGGGTGATTTAGCTTACGAAGATAAAAGTAAATTTCCAAAAGGTCCGTGGTGCAACGTAGGAGATTACGTTAGCTACGGTAAACACTCAGGAGTTAAACTAATCTATAAGGGTGTTAAACTCCTTCTTATCTTTGATGATCAAGTTATTATGACTGTTAGTGATCCTACTGATTTGGATACGTCTTATAACTTATCAACTGGCGGATAATATTTAAATTTGTATACTTTTAGAATACATTGTATTTTAAAGGATAGTAGCGTAACCGACCATTTCGCAATGGCGTACAGGAGAAAATAAATGGCTGAAGAAGCTGTTAACTACGAAGTTGAAGACTCAGAAGATTGGGGTAAAATTACACCTCCAGAAAAAACTGAAAAAGTTGCTGTTGAATATGAAGTTGAAGGTGAAGAAGATAATACTAATGAAAAAGTAGAGTCAGCGCCTGAACAAGAAGAAACAGCTACTGAAAAACCTTTAGAAGAACAAGCAACTGAATTAAAAGGTGTTGAAACTAAAGGTGCACAAAAACGTATCAGACAATTAATTAAGCAGCGAAAAGATCGTGAAGATCGTATTGGAGAACTTGAAGCACGAGTTACTGAATACGAAAATAAGCTTAAACAAAAAGATAATGAAATTGTTAGTACGTATAAAAAGAATTTAGACTCTAACGAAGTACAAGTTAATGACCAAATTAAACTCGCTGAAGGAGCTTATCGTAAAGCTCTAGAAAGTGGGGAAGCTGATGAAATTGTTATTGCACAACGACAATTAAATCGAGCAGAGTTGCAGCTTGATAATCTAACTAAAGCTAAGACTGCTTATTCAGATTATGAAGCTAATAATCCACAACCTGTTCAGCAACAACAACAGCAACAAGTTCCTCAACAGTCAACTCCTAATCCTGCAAACTATGATCCTAAAGCAGTAGAATGGGCAACACAAAATGACTGGTTTGGTCAAGATCAAATTATGACCGCAGCTGCAATTGCAATTGATGAGCAGCTTAAAGGCGAAGGATTTGATCCTACTGACGATGAGTTTTATGAAGAAATTGATCAACGTCTTCAACAATCTTTTCCTAAGAAATTTAAAAAACAGGCAAAGGTAGTAGAAGAAGAAGCAGATCAAGAAGCGGAAGTAAGGGAACCGAAACAACCCTCTCAAGTGGTAAGTGGAGCATCACGCACTGTCGCTAACCCTAAAACAAGTAGGCCAAATAAAGTTAAGCTAACGCGAGACGATATTGAAATGGCTAATCGTTGGGGTATTCCTCTTGAACGGTATGCAGAACAAAAGCTAGTTGCTGATAAAGCAGAAGGCGAGTATACCACAATTATTACATCTAAGCGTGGAGGCTAAAAATATTATGACACGTAACACATTAAAACAAGCACGTAGTGAGACAAACCGTGAAACTGAACAGCGTTCTTATGAAGAGTATACCTTTGAAGAACCAGACTATCTTGCAATTCCAGATATAATCAAAGACCGTTTTGCTGATGAAGGAATGATACTTCGGTGGTTGCGTATTGAAATACGCGGTAAAGAAGACATTCAGAATGTAGGAAAACGACTTCAAGATGGTTGGGTGTTTGTAACACCTGAAGAAGTTCCCGAAATGTCACACAATTCTCTCGTGAAGAATGAAGGCCGTTATGCAGGTACAGTCTGTCGTGGAGACTTAGCACTTGCTAAAATGCCAGCTGGTAAGGCAGAGGCTCGAAAAAGGTATTATGAAGATCGTAGTCGTGAAATGATGGATGCAGTTAACGCTCAACTTGAAAATCAAAACGATTCTCGTATGCCAATTTCAAACTCAAGTAAATCATCGGTTGTTCAGGGACGTGCGCCTAACTTTCAAAAGTAAAGGTAACACTGTTGTTGATCAATTATTTTGTCATGGTAATTTTAATTAAGGAGAACTAAAATGGCTCTATCTAAAGCTCTTGATGGTTTCCGTCCTTCACGTCAAAAAGGTTCTGCTACCAATTCTTCAGGTGTTAGTGAATACTCTATCGCTTCTGGTTATGCAGCAAACATTTTTAACGGTGACGTTGTAACCATTAATGTTGGTAAGGTCGAAGTTGTAACAACTGTCGGTCTTGGTAACGATATTCCTCTTGGTGTTTTTGCAGGGTGTACTTATACTCAAAATGGTGCACCTGTTTTTGCAAAATATTGGCCCGCAAGTACATCTGCTTCTGACATTGTAGCATTTGTAAATGACGACCAAAACACTACTTTTATTGCTCAAGCTGATGCTGCAGTTACAGTAGGTGATGTTTATTCCACCACCTTTAACGTAACTCTTGGTACAGGTTCTACATATACTGGTCAATCTGGTCATGGTATTGCTGCCGCTACTCGTGGTGACGATGGTATGCTAACCGTATTGGGTGCATTTAAAGAACCGGGTAATGCTCTTGGAGATACAAATCCACGGGTTGAAATCATCTGGAAACAGCATGTTAACGCTTATCCAACTGTCGGAATTTCCGCAGGTTAATGAAAGGGAGATAAATAAATGGCTATTAATCGCAGTAGTATTGCAAAACAACTCCTTCCCGGACTTAATGAGATTTTCGGTATTTCTTATGGTGAAGTAAACGACGAACATGCTCCACTCTATGAAATCGAAAACTCAGATCGTGCATTTGAGGAAGAAGTTCTATTCACCGGCTTCGGCTCTGCCCCTACTAAATCAGAAGGTTCAGCAGTCCAGTATGACAACGCACAAGAAGGTTACACAGCCCGTTACACAATGGAAACTGTAGCTCTTGCGTTTGCTATCACTGAAGAAGCTATGGAAGACAACCTATATGACACCTTCTCGAAGGTTCGTGCTAAAGGTCTAGCTCGTGCTATGGCTAACACCAAACAGGTTAAAGCTGCAGACGTATTTAACAATGCGTTTTCTACAAGCTATAACGGTGGTGACGGTCAACCTTTGATTTCAGCTACTCACCCAACTATTGGTGATGGAAATCAATCTAACACTGTAGGAGCAACTGATTTCTCAGAAGCTGCTCTTGAAACCGCAACGATTGCAGTAACTAAAATTAAGGATGATCGTGGTATTTTGATTGGTGCTTCAACTGAATCACTTCACATTCCATCTGATCTTATCTATACTGCAGATCAGGTACTTAACTCGCCGGGTACAACGGTTGCAGGTGGTTCATCTGCATACGCACAGAACAACATCAATGCAATTCGCAATCAGTCTGTTGTTTCTGATGGGTTCTATGTTAACCGTCGCTTTACGGATACCAACGCATGGTTCCTAAAGACTGACGTTCCTAATGGTACGAAGATGTTCGTTCGCGTTCCTCTCCAAACCAAAATGGAGCCTGATTTCGATACGGGTAACATGCGCTTCAAGTCTCGTGAGCGGTATGCTTTCGGTTGGAGTGACTGGCGTCAGTGGCGCGGTGCTTCTGGTTCAAGCTGATACTGGAAGTTACAATCTAGACGATTTCTAAATCGTTCTAAAAAAGTTAAATTGAAAGAGCTTCTTCGGAGGCTCTTTCTTTTTTTCTTTGTTTGTTTAAATCCTTTTATACTACTATAATTAAATTTAACGATGCTATATAATTATAATAGACTTTAAAGGAGATGTAATTGTGACAACAAATATTCGTTCAGCTTTTCTTGTAGGTAGTGGAGTACTTGTAGACATTACTACAAGTGTTACAGTTGCTGACACTCGTATTCGATCTATTCATGCTACTGGTTCAGGCATCTATGTTTTAGATGGAACTTCTACAACTGCATTAGGAACAATTGCAGGAAACATTGTTAAGTTTGATGTAACTGGATCAGCTTATTTAGATTGGACTGATTTAGGTGTGCGTATGGATGGTCTTGTTTCAGTAACAGCGCCTACATCTGCAGCAACTCTTACAGTATTCTACGGATAACATATAAATGACCGATTATACTTATCTTGTAAATGATATTATCAGTGCGTGTGAAAATGATGGAACTGAGTTTTTAGCTTATGTTCCTAACATGGTCAATCGTTCTGAAGAAAGACTAACGCGAGATTTAGATGATTATGGTTTAGTTGTTCAAACATCAATTGCAGTTTCTGCTAGTAATGCAGAAATTACTCTTCCTACTGGTACACGCATCGTAAAGAATTTTAATCTGATTAATAACGGTTCTAAAATTAATTTATTGTTAAAGACTGATGAGTTTTTAAATGCAGTATGGCCTACAAGTGCTTCAACTGAAGTACCAAGATATTACTCACGAGTTACAGATACTCGTGTACGTCTTGCACCTACACCTGCTTCAACATCAGACGGTATCTTAATGACTGTTGCTAGACCTGTAACCCTAACATCTGCAAACCCCACTAATTATTTTACTGAGATTTGTTATGATGCTTTATTTAATGCTTCAATGGTTGAAGCTATGGTGTTCACTAAAAACTTTTCGGCAGTTCAGCTATTTGAGCAAAGATACATGCAAGCTGTTGAGACACTACGAAATCAAGCTCGCCGTACTCGTAGAGACGATATGGCTGCTCCTGCATCACCAGCAGGTGCTGACAACACAGTAATTGCGTATTCTAATTAACATTAATTTAAAGGAGATTTAAAAATGGCTCGTAACTCAAGAAATCGAAGCAAGAAAAAGAAACCTGTAATGGCTGAAGATGTTTTAGATAACGGACTTTTTGGTTTAGGTGGTTTTCCTTCTAAAGAAAAAGAACGTCGGCGTAAAGGTAATAAAGCTTATTCGTCTGAAGATGCCAAAAAAGCTCGGCAAGATCAAAATACTACTAAATCTAAACCACCTGCTGCTTCTGCTAAACCAGCTGCTACTTCTGCTAAACCAGCTGCTACTTCTGCTAAACCAGCTGCTACTTCTGCTAAACCATCTGCTACTTCTCCTAAAACAAAATCTTATACAATTAAAAAGGGAGATACTATTAGTGAGCTTGCTAAAATATACGGTACTACTGTTGGTAGACTACTGAAGGCAAACCCTTCAATTAAAGATGCTAACTCTATTCGTGTAGGACAAACAATTAAAGTTAATCCTTTATCTCGTAAAAACGATGAGGGAATATATTCAGGAACTCCTAAAAGTGTTTTTAAAAAGCCATCAACCTCTAAAGAAAATACTAAAATATCAAATGAAAAGAAACCAGCTAAGAAAAAACGTGATCGTTTATTTGGTTTAAAATCTATGCCTCAAATTGATTCTAAAAAAGGTGGAGATAAAGTTAACTTACCGTTTGGTTTAGGTTCATATGAAACTCTTCCACAAGAAGAAGATTATTCTAAAAATAAAAAAGGTGGAAGTATTAAACGTCAAAGTGGTGGTAGGATGCGTAAAGCTGGCTGCAAACGTGGTATGGGTAAAGCACTGAGAGGATATTAAAATGGCTCCAATTATTATTGCATTAGGAGGCACTCTTTTAAGGGTAGCCGCTAAACATCTTCCTAAGTACTTAAAACAGGGAGCTAAAAAGATTGATAAACCTACAATGAGTCAAAGGAAAAAAGCAGTTCCTGCAGAGCCTATGAAGCCTAAACCAAAACCTCAAAAAGGTTCTCCTGAAGATGTAGCACGACAAGATCGTTTATCCCAAGCTAGACGTATGGATAAGGATATTGCTGATCAGAAAAAAGGAGGGAACTTTGGTTTTCCTAAAAAAGATACAAAAACTAGTTCTTTAGCTAAAAATAATGAATCAGTTAAACCAAAAGAATTAAATCCTCTTAAAGATTTAACATTTAAAAAAGGTGGTCGAATTAAACGTAAAGCTGGTTGCAGTAAAGGTTACGGTAAAGCACTGAGAGGTTACTAATGGCTTGTGAAACTTGTAACTGTAAATGTAAAAACTGTAATCCAGAAACTTGTAAATGTACTTGCAATAAACCAGTAGAGAAAAAATAATGGTTTTAAAGAAAAAGAAATCAACAGTTAATAAAGCAGGTAATTATACTAAACCTACTATGCGTAAAAGATTATTTGAATCAATTAAAGCTGGAACTAAAGGCGGTAAAGCAGGTCAATGGTCAGCACGTAAAGCTCAACTATTAGCCAGTAAATATAAAAAAGCTGGTGGAGGATATAAATCATGAAAAAATTATTAACAAAATTATCACCTATTGGAATGCTTATGGATGATCCAGATAAATTAAAATATGTATCTCCTATAGCTATGTTATTGTCTTCTGGAAATAAAGATAAAGATAATAAAAATCAAACTAATCAAGTAACACGTCAAACAGAACAAGCTAAACAACAAAGTTTTAAAAAAGGTGGAAAAATTAAGAAAAAATTAAAAAATAATCCTGATAAAGGAATGGAAGCTGATACTACTCCACCAACACCTATAGACATTTATGAGGATATGCGTCCAGTAACTGGTAAGGAATCACCACAAGTTCAGGGCTTTGGTAAAGCTCGTAAACCAATAAGGTAATAAAAATATGTCACTTGCTAGTAGTGTAACAAGATGGGGAAGAAACGAGCCTTTTGAATTACAGGTTTCTCGTAATCAAATCCCATATCATAAACGTGTTTTTAAATTTGGTTTTAATCCTGATATAAATGGAACTGAAGAAACTGTTTGGGATGTAGGTGGTATATACACTTATCCTACTAGTGCTATAGCTATGACAGCTACAACAACTGCTGGAACACCTGCAGATGATAATGGTGTTTTAGTTACAATTGAAGGTCTTGATGCTGATTACAATGAAGTAAGTGAAGAAGTTACACTTGCAGGAGCAGGGACTGCAACTACAACACAAACATTTTTACGAGTGTATAGAGCTTTTGTAAGTGGGTCACAAGAACCAACTGGAACAATTAATATTGCTAATGGTGGAACTACATATGCTAGAATTACATTAGGCGTAAATCAAACTTTAATGGCATTATGGACAGTTCCTGCTGGATATACAGCTTATATAAATCATATTAATATTGCATCAGGTACAGCTAATATAAATCAGTATATTACAGCAAGTTTTATATCTCGTGAAATTAATAAAGTTTTTAGAGTACAACTTAAACAAACTATAGGTAGGAGTGGTGTTGCTGATTTTGTTATAGAATATCCTTTACCTTTTGAAGAAAAAACAGATTTAGAAGTTAGAGCAGTGAGTTCTGGTACTAATAACTTAGTATCTGCTGATTTTGAAATTCTTTATATTAAAAATAATCCAGAAGAGTAATATAACTTATGGCTTTAAAAAAATCTCAGAAAAGTTTAAAATCTTGGACTAAGCAAAAATGGCGTACTAAGTCAGGTAAGCCTTCAAGTAAAACTGGAGAAAGGTATTTACCTGCAAAAGCAATTAAATCTTTATCCTCTAAAGAGTATGCAGCTACAACTAAAGCTAAACGTGCAGGAACTAAAGCAGGAAAACAATTTGTAAAGCAACCTAAAACTATAGCTAAAAAAACTAGAAAATATAGAAAGGTTAAATAATGCCAATATCTCGTTCAAGTATTCCAATGCAGATTAGTAGACCGCCTATGAAGAATAAAAATAAAAAGAAAAAACAAACTAAGAAAATGATTACAAAACGGAGAGTTTCCAATGGCAGAAGACCCTAAAAAAGCTAAACTAAAACGATATGGTTTAAGTGGATTAAATAAACCAAAACGTACTCCAAGCCATCCTACTAAAAAAGGAATTGTGGCTGTTAGTGATGGAGACAAAATTAAAATTATTCGCTTTGGTGATCAAAAGATGGGTCATAATTATTCACCTGAAGCTCGTAAATCTTTTAAAGCTAGACACGGTAAGAATATTGCAAAAGGTAAAACAAGTGCTGCGTATTGGGCTGATAAATTTTTCTGGGCAGGTTCAAAAGGGTCTAAAAAATCTCCTCCTAAAGGTCAAAAGTTAGTTCGTGGAATTAAACGTAAATAAAGGATTTTTAAATTATGCCCAGTTCTCCTACGTATAAAAGAAACTATAAACAAGAAAATAAATATAAAAGTAAACCAGAACAAATTAAAAAACGTACCCAAAGAAATGCTGCTCGTGCTAAACTTATGAAAGCAGGACTTGTTAAAAAAGGTGATGGTAAAGATGTAGATCATAAGAATAGGCGTACATCTAATAATTCTAAAAGTAATTTACGAGTTGTTCCTGCTAAAGTTAATCGTTCATTTAAAAGAGCAGGTAAAAAGTATGGTAACGGTAAAAGGAAATAAACATGGCTACTAGCGGTACATATAACTTTAATCTGGATGTAGATACAATCATTCAAGAAGCTAGTGAGCTTATTGGTGGTGAAGTTGTACTCGGTAATGAAGTAACGTCAGCTAAACGATCCATTAATCTTGTACTTACAGATTGGCAGAATCGAAGCATTAACTTATGGACTGTGAAAACTACAGCTATTTCAGTTACAACATCAGTTACATCTTATGCATTAACATCTTCTACAATTGATATTTTAGAAGCAGTTGTTAATAGAGATGATCGTGATCTTGGAATGATTCGTATTTCAATGGAAGAATATTTACAGATTAATAATAAATCTCAAACTGGAAGACCTTCTCAATACGCAATTCGTAGAGGAAGAGATAATCCAGAAATGTTTGTATATCCTATTCCTGAAAACTCAACTGATATGTTAAAACTAGAACAGATTCATAAGATTCAAGATGTTGAAAATGTTATAGCTGAAAACGTAGATATTCCAACTCGTTTTTTACCCTGTCTGACAATGGGACTTGCTTACTATATGGCAATGAAACGACCTAATGTAGCAAATGAACGTATTGGTTTACTTAAACAGAATTATGAAGAATTACTCAGTAATGCTCAAATGGAAGACCGTGAACGTACAAGTTTATTTTTCAAACCAAAATTAAGTAGGGTATAATAAAGTCTAATGGCAAGTGATAAACATGCAGTAGGTTTATGTGATATATGCGGTTGGAGATATCCTCTTCGAGAGTTAAAGTATAACTCATATAAATTACGTGTATGCCCAACAGATTTTGAAGGTGCATTTGATTTAGTTAATCACCCACAGAATTTCACTGCTAACTTAAAAGATAATGAGACAATTCGTGATCCAAGACCTGATCCTAATATTGATCGTAATTTAGAATGGCAGCTTGTAAGTACGAATTGGGAAGATATCAATACTGATTGGCAGAACATTTAAGGAGTAATAATGTCTACGTTTACCGGAAGAACAATCGCAAATACCTATAAAGGTCTGCTTAATATTGATAACGATAATAGCGGTATTGATACAACTGTCCGTACTGTCCAAGACGGTGAAGGTACTGCTTCTCCATTACAACTTTCTAATTCAATATTAAATGTTAACGGAGATTTCCAAATTGGCGGTGTTCAACTAACTGCTAATGTTTCTAGTTTAAATGCTTTGGCTGATATTACAGGCGCTACTGGTATGATTGCCGTAGACGGTGGAACTGCTTATGGTAGAACATTAACTGGTGGTGCAGGAGTTTCAATTACAAATGCAAATGGTACGTCTGGTAATCCTACTATTGCTCTTAACACTACTGGAGTTAGCGCAGCTACATATGGCCCTGTATCTCTTATAACTGTTAACTCTGTAGGACAAGTTACAAGTGCTACTATTCCTACAAGTATTTCTGTAGCTGAAATTAGAGGCTCAACTTTTACAACTGAATATTTAAATGCATCATCTAATGTAAGTATTACAGGTAATACGCTTATTGCTGGAAGTTTAACTGTAAGCGGAACTACTTCAGTTTCTAATATTGTAGTTACTTCTATTGATGCAGGACAAATTAATTCAGCTATTGTTTCTTGTAGCATCATGACTGCTAACGTACTTAATGTTATTGGTTTTGGTACATCAGTAACTAACTTTACAGCTAATAACTTAGTTGTTCTTTCAAGTACTCAACTTACAGGAATGGTTAGTGCAGCTAATGCAGTATTCTCAGGAAACGTAAGCGCAGCTAATCTATATGCAGACACGAATATTTATATTGCAGGTGCTGCAATTCCAAATGCTACACAGATTACATCAGTTAATGATAGTATTACAGCACTGTCAGCTACAATGGCTACTAGCATTGGTACTGCCAATACTCGTATCACATCTGTAAGCGACTATGCTGTAGCTCTGTCAGCAACGATGGCTACAAGTATTGGCAACAGTAATACAGTAATTGCAGCTGTATCAGCACTTACATCTGTAAACTTAGCTGCAATTACGTCAATTAATGGAGTTATTGGCGATGGTACAGGGTTTGTAACTGATGCTGAACTTGCAGCTGTATCAGCAACACTAGCCACAAGTATTAGTAATAGTAACACTGCAATTACAGCACTATCAGCTACAATGGCTACAAGTATTGGAACTGCAAATACACGAATTACTTCAGTAAGTGATTTTGCAGTAGCTTTGTCAGCGACAATGGCTACAAGTATTGGAACTGCTAATACAAGAATTACATCTGTAAGCGATTTTGCAGTTGCATTATCTTCAACATTAGCAACTAGCATTGGTAATAGCAATACTGCAATTACAGCACTGTCAGCTACAATGGCTACTAGTATTGGTACTGCAAATACACGAATAACGTCCGTAAGTGACTATGCAGTAGCTCTGTCAGCAACGATGGCTACAAGTATAGCTTCTAGACTCCCACTAGCTGGTGGTACGATTACAGGCACTGTATCAGCACAAGAAGTTGATGTAAGTTCTTTAGGAATTGGGACAGTTGCAGGAGCTAAACGATTAACGATGAATGGAGCAGCTGTAGCTCAGTATGCTTCATTAACTGATGGTGCTACAATTGCAGTTAACTTTAATACTGCTCAGAACTTTATTGTTCAACTAGCAGGTAATAGAGCATTAGGAAATCCTACTAATTGTGTAGCAGGACAAACAGGAAGTATTATTATAGTTCAAGATGGAACAGGTGGTAGAACATTAAGTTATGGAACAAGTTGGGACTTTATAGGTGGTACTGCACCTACATTATCAACTGGTGTTTCAGCGGTAGATAGGATAGACTATATCGTATATACTTCAACTGCTGTTCAAGCAATTGCATCATTAGATATTAAATAAAAGATATAACGGAGAAAAAGTTACATGGTATTTTCTAATAACCTACTTTTAGGTGCAGTTTCAGCGGAAGCAAGTGGGTACCTTCTTGAACAATCGCTACTGTTCAACGACGACGACACCGCATACCTAAACCGCACACCATCTTTGGCTGGTAACCGTAAGACTTGGACTTGGAGTGGTTGG